ACAATAGTTTTTTTAAGATTAGATATTAACATTCTATTTGACCAGATAAAGTTAAATGCTTTGTTATCTGCTCCTCAATAAAGTTTCTTTCGCTCTTGTGTACGGCGTGATCTTCTGGAAATCTTTCACCTGTCACCAAAGACCATACTTTTATTTCTCCATCATCAACCATCCAACCAATTGGATAGTGTTTATTTCTATCTGTCATCATGCCCTCCAACATTATCCTTTAACCATTTTTTTATCGACGCCAATAAATACTCGCCAGATTCTGTAAGTTCACTTGTAACTTCTGGGTCTCTTTCAAATTCTTCTTCCCAAAATTTTTCTATTTCGCTATCATCTAAAAATGAAAAAAACAAATTCATTAATTTAATTGCTTTTTGTTCTAGCTCTTTGTCTGTCATCACGCCCTCCAATAGTAAGTGTCACCGTCAAAATCTATTTGGCTGTAATCCATAGCAACAGCGTCTGCCCAACCCTGCCAATCGATGTGATAGTGTATTGGATTGTTATCATCTCGACCATCAAGGTAACCGAAATCATAAGCCATATCTTCGCAATATTGAACCCAATAGTTTTCACGAATAAATGTTACGCCCATGTCAAAGTTATCTTCTCCAACCTCCTCGATAAGATCTTCTATTTCTTTGATTCTTTCTTCGTCATCTTCTTTGTCCAATGTTTTTAATTCATCTAACAAGTCTCGACTATCTAATACATCACTCATGATCTCTCCCTCATTGAAATAGTTATATCAATATCTCTAGTGGAATACTCACCGTTGACAGCTTCGTTATATTCTTGAAGTAAATGAACCAATTTTTTTATGTCAATATCATTTCCTTTTATTGACCCTATCAATTGATTCTTTTTTTCTTTACCTTTAGACCAGGTACTACCCCAGTTTTCAATATTATATTTATCAATATACATATCGTTCTCCTTTTTATATGCTAATTATCCCATATAAATATAGATGTCAAATGAAAAACAACCCCCTCGATAAAGAAAGCTTATATCAAGGGGGAAAGGGAGTGAACAATTATGTATTGAACAATTAACCTATAAAGCAAGACTATAGATGTTTTCAATATAATTTTACTAATTAAAAAATAAAAAAATATGGTGTCTTGTCCGTCTTGTCTGTCTTGTTATAGAAAAAGTATATATATTTCAATGCTTTGAGAGAAAAAAATGACAAGACAGCAGTAAGACACCTAAAAAACAGGTGTCTTGTTGATAAAAACCCTAGATAATGTATAAAAACCTTATGAATATTGACATTTTAAGAGATAAATTAACACCAAAACAAATAAAATTTTGTGTAATGTTTGTTCAAGAGGGTGATACTAAGACAGCAACCGAATGTGCGATCGCAGCAGGATACTCTAAAAACAGAGCAACAAGAGAGGCTTCTGAACTTCGCAGACATCCTGGTTGCGCTGAATATATCCGTGAGCTGCGGAATCAAGAAGAAAAGAAATATGAAATTAATCTTCATAAGCATTTAAAAAGACTAGATCAATTAAGTAGAGGTGCAGAAGAAAAGGGTAATTGGAATGCAGCCGTTACGGCCGAGAAATCAAGAGGTCAAGTTGGAGGTTTATATATTGACCGAAAAGAAATAATGCATGGCAGTATTGACCAATTGAATCGAGATGAAGTTGATAAATTATTAAAGGATATGGACAAGAAATTGTCTATTGAGGGGAGTTTTGAAGAAATAAATGACAACGAAACCAGAGACGAGATTCTGGAAAAGAATCAAGAATAAGTTTACAAAAATCACCTTAACAAGAATAGAAGCTGTCACTCCGTTAGGACTTCCTGATATACTTGCTGTTTACAAGATCACAGACAAGCAACGAGGACAGTTTTGGATAGAGCTGAAGGTGACTACGGGGAATAAGATTGGCCTATCTCCTGGTCAAATATCATGGCATATGAGCCATAATACGAACGGTGGTCATTCATTTATCATGGCTACCCCCCTCGGACGAGGAGGCATTGTGATTTATTCTGGATCTTGTGCCTTGCGACTTGCAAAAGAAGGCTTGAGCCTTGAACCCTGTGCCTTGTTTCCTGAACCTTGTGACTTTTCAGACCTTGAGACCTGGCTCATCGACCATGTGACTTAGGTGAGGGGAAGTTTAGTTTCCTTAGATTCATGATCTATTTGAGAGTCTCTCTCTTTCACCTCTTCCCCTCGCTTAAACCAGGCCGCCAATTGGCGGCCAAGATCTTTATTTATCTGTGAAGACGACATCAAAACCCCAATGAGTTTCCAGGTACCAGTCCTGGGGGTTGTTCATCATGTCGTATGATTCAGGGTGAGAGCTCAAAGAATAGCTCACGCCCCAGTCATGCGGTCCAGCTTCATATGTAACCATGAGCTGTTCGTATTGTATACCTGATCTTTCCTCATCGGTATGGGTACACTCATTTGGGTAAGGTGTAGGTTTTGAAACCTCCCAAGCTGGATCATGTCCAACCGCTTTTGCTTGTTTGCAAAGCGCCTGGTAGAGCTGCTCGGCAGCTTCTTCTTTGCTGATCTTCTTCTTAGTGAAGTCAGGCAAGTATTTATTAATCAAAGTATCTAACATAATTTACTCCTTTAATATTGTATAAGATAAATCTCATACAATGTCAAATAAAATCTTGCGCCTTGATCCTGATCTATTAGTAAGCCAGGATCTTGCGCCTTGCAGCTATAATTCGGCTTGGCCAGTCGGACATATAGCTGCTTGAGCCTTGCGGCTTAATCAAGCTGCAGGATCGATATTCTATACAGTACATCTGCAGCTTGAATAAACCAGGCAAGGATCACCCAAAAGGGTGATCCTCTAGGAGTGATTATTCGTACAAATTTAGCACGAACTTAGAATACGGTGGTGAATACTTGTTATGGAAAGTTACAGAATCAATTGCAAAAAAGCCATCGCCTCCAAAACTTTCCAATTTACAAGCTATACCATCGTGCCCCAATTTAAATTGCATGTTGCCCTCATACTTACAAATGTCTTCGTAAGAATAAAGCTTCATGAATTCTTCTAGATAACATGGATCAATGATGAGGAGTTGACCCGAGTCAACTCCTACATCTCCATAATGTTTAATTATGGGTTTCTTCGATTTCATAATCCACCCCCTTTTCAATTATTGTTTCTTCTTCTGCTCCATCTTCATGAATACAATCCCAAGATATTTCTACATCTTTAAGAATTGTTTTCTTCATTCGAAGTAATGCTAAAGCAATTTGTCGAGGACAATCCCACGCAGTTTCAAAACGATAGTATAAAAGGTTGCCTGTATCATCTACTACTTCAGTATTACAAGCATTCCACTTTGTACCCCAGTTATCAATACTCCAACGATACCAGTTATTGTCGCCATACTTTTCTTCTTCCTCTCTACCGAGGTTGCCTCGAAAAATATTTTTTGGCATTGGAATAATATTATTGAAATCAAAATCATTATCATTTGACTTCAACATATTTTTTAGTGTGTTGAGTTGTTTTTCATTACCCTCAAACATCACACTATTATAAGTCCAGTTAGGCATATTCACTCCTTTGTTAATATGTTTATTGACATATAAAACTTTATGGGATATTAGTCAACACATAATTTAAAGAAAGGAATGATTATGGAAAAGACTACAAATTATGGGGGAACTTTTCTCCAAGGATATATAAAAGCAACGTATGAACAGCTACTAAAAACATTCGGGGAACCTCATGACCCAAATGGTGATAACTATAAAACAGATGTTGAATGGGCTTTTGAATTTGCTGATGGTACAGTTGCCACTCTTTACAATTGGAAGAACGGTAAAAACTATTTAGGTGAAGCCGAGGGCTTAGAGTTAGACGCTATAACTGAATGGCATGTTGGGGGTTTCAATGAAAAGGCAGTTGCTAAACTTCTAGAAAAATTAAGAGCATAAAGAAAGGGGGCAATGCCCCCTTTTTTATTTCTTGATCCTTGTGACTTTACGCATTAAATCATTTATGTGATCTTCCCAAATTCTTTTGAGCCATGCGTCTTCAGTCCTTTTAAGCTGGTCTTCTAGGATCTGAACTTTATCCAGGAGTATTTGTTCCATAATTATCCTTTCATTAATAAAGCTGCAGCTCAAAGCTGCAGCCAATAAGTTTATCATAAGTAGTGCGGAAATATTAAGCCTAATATAAATATCACCAGGCAAATCGTAAACCATATTGAGCCCGTTGACATCAAGACAGCTACTATTCTTTTAATCATCATAGTACCCCTCAAATGCGTCTTCAAGAAATCCATCTAGTTCGGTGCTTCTATCAACCTCAACCGATAATAAATATTCCTCGCCATGCGTTCCATAAATTGTTTTGATATCGTGATCGTAAATTTGATCGCTAACATCATCTAAATTTTCTCGACACTTATCATAAGATACGAAAAACTTTTCAAGCCACTTTTTGTAAGGGCGACTATCGTCGCCCTTGTTAATATTTTTAATCATAACCTTTCTCCAAACTTTCTATTGTAGAGATAATCTACAATCTTGTGGCGCCTTTCAAACTCTTCCCAGCTGTAAGACTTACCGTCATAGTTTTTAGGCAAACATTTCTTTAACAAGTATGACATATACTCTCTTTCTTTTTCAGTAGGCGCCTTAAAAGGCGCCTTAATATTTTTAGTAGTCATCAGCGTGTCTCAACTTTTCTTCTTCAAGCTCCATTGCTAACCATTCGTCAGCCGATTGTTGAGCTTCATCAATTGTTTTAATATCGTATTCAGTAAAGCAATTTACATTTTTACCATCTACAAATACATTGAAAGTTGCCGAACCATTCCACATAATTTCAATGTTGTTTTCATACTTAAAGACAACATCAGATTGAATTATATCCATTCTTTACCACCTATCTTTAGACTTGTTAAAGTTGTCAAGTTAATAGACCTCCAAGCCTTTCTTGGATTGTCTTTATTCTTCTTTAAAATGTTCACATCTAAAACCTCTAATAGATGTTCACGATTTCCAAGAAGTTCACCACCAGCAAAAAACTTTTCATTAGTGGGTAATTTGCAAGTCATTTTTCTTTTTGTTTTATCTGCTTTTACAAACTCAACATAAAAGAATTTATTTTGAATTGCTTTTTTTAATA